AGCAGGATGTGCAGCAAGCGGCGAGCGGTCACGGGGGAAATTCCGGCGGTCTCGGTGATGGCAGCAATGCGCATGCCGGTGGAGCCTTGGCGCTGGATCAGTGGGAGGATGTTGGGGGTTGTCATGCTGATTGTTCGGTGCGTTTGAATTCGACGGCCCAGATCCATGGGTTGGACTCCACGCTTCCGGGGCCGTTGATGTGCTCCCATAGGCTGAAGTAAGAGTCGATTGGGCTTCCGCTGTAGTGCGTGGTGTCGGCCAGTTGAAAGCCGTTCCCGTCGCCTGCGCTTACGATCCCTTCGGCCAATGCGTCGGCCTCGCTGATGTCCTGCAGGCGCTCGACGCGCACGTCGATGACCTCCAGCGTGATGCGGCTGAACTTGCGGGGCATGTGCATGCTGGCTCGAAGGCGGCCAGCGCCCGGCTGGTGCGGCTGGTCAGCCTCAAACCAAACACGGTGTCCAGGCGTGAGTAGGCGTGGCGGGATCGGGTCCATTTCTGCAACGGTTCTCCAGGCTTCACGGACCCAAAGCCGATCTCCTGGCTTCCCAAGGTGGCACGAAAACCAGTGGTCTGCATCGCGCTCACCGTCGTACATCCACGGCCACGGCTTCCCGTCGTCGTTTTCTTCGATCTGTACGTGTGAAAGGCGCGCAGCCTTCAATACCCGCCGTGTCTGGGTCTTTGTCCCGGCCAGGATGGCGCGCACCATCGGAGCGCTGAACAGGGTGGGGCGGTCAGCCATGACTAGATCCCCACTGCACCAACACCCCGCGCAGGTAAACCACGGTGTAGGCGGCCACAAGAGCCAGCAGGCCCCAGGCTGCGGTGTCCATGGCAAAGGCAAGCCAGAAAGGCTGGCCAGCAAGACCTACCACGGGAGCCCACTTGCGGCCGGTGATGTTGTGGCCCATGGCGAGCCAGATGGATGTGAGCCCAAACAGGGCGATGAAAAGCTGGGTCATGCGGTGCCACCATTCGCAAGATCGCGCAGAGTGCCCATGGCCGGATTCTTGATGTGCACAGCCTCGATGCCGGACAGGTTCCACTCGCGGCGCGTGCGGTTGAAGATTTCGAGCGCGGTGCTCTGGGCTTTGGTGCAGGGGGCGCCGATGCCGGGCGTGAAGTCGGTGTGAACTTCTACGCCGCCGGTTGGGGTGTCGGTCAGGGTGATGTGGACGGTGGCCATTTGGTGGTGCTCCTGGTCAGTCGTATTGCTCGCCGGACAGGCTTTCGAGGTCGCCGTCGTCCATGTCGATTTCCAGCGTCGTGCGCCCGACGTAGAAGGCCATGATGGTTGCGTCGAATTCACCGATCACGTTCGGCAAAGAGGCCGGCGTCACGGTTTTCCCATCAAAGCGCAGCGAGTAAACGCGGCCATCCTTGTCCACCGCCAGCCGATAGTCCGCCCGGTGCCGCATGTCACTGCGCTCGTCGTATCCGCGCCCGCCGCTGCCAGGCTTCTCGTCTTGGTCGAAGTAGATGTAGGTCGTTCCGTATTCCGACGTTTCCATGTAGGCATAGAAGGCCTCGCGATCTTCCTTGCAAAGGCCGCTGCGCAGAGTTTCGGCAAAGGCGGACAGCTTCATGCGTTCCGGGACGTTCGGCAGCAGGCTGCTGGTGGCGCGGTTGATGGCCGCACTGACGCTGGCGTTGTTGGCCTCGCCGACCAACTTCTGGATGGCAGCGTTAAGGATGTTGGCAAACTTCATGGCGTCGGAAGAATGCAGGCCGTGCGGGAGAGATTCCTTGAGCTGTTCGGTCACGGCCTTGCGGAACTCGGAGCGGTAGCCGGTGGCCTCATCGATGGCGTCGCTGATGGCTTTGCCGATGTGCTTGTCCAAGATCGGATTGATCGTCTCGGGCTGCAGGGCGCGCTGCAGAGCGCATTCAAAGTCGATGGTGATGTTCATGGGGTGTTTGGTACTGGTGGTGGGTTGATCAGTTCAATCAGCGAAACGCGGCTGACAGCACGCGCAGGGCGTCGTCTGCCCCGCCGGTGCTGGCCACGACGGACCAGGCGGCGACGGCGGCGATGATGGTCACGACGATGGCGAACAGGAAGCCGCTGCCGCTGGGCTCGGTGTCTGGTGCTTCGGCTTCTGCTTGCTGCTGAGCCTTGGTCTCACGCCAGTCTTTTGCGAGCTGCTGTCGAAGCTCGTCGGCGCTCTTGAACATTGGCTTGTTGAACGGCACAGGCTCGACTACCTGGCGCTCGTGGCGGCTGTGCACCATGCGCAAGACCGGGATGCCATCGTCCAGCTTGAGCGGGTCGTTCGTCATGGGCAACAGGCGGTTGAGTTCCTGAGCGCTTCGTGTGCCCTCGCTGATGGCGCGCTTGTGCTGGCCGGCGCTGCGGTTGATCTGGCGCGTCAGTTTGGCGACGGTCGGGTCGGTGGCTGGGTCGAAACGGGTGCTGCCGTTGTGGCTCATTGAATGACTCCGGTCAGGATGGCGCCGAGCACGATGCCGGCGAGGATGTAGACACCGGCCAGTGCGGCGCGGGCGTGGAACGAGTGGTCGGCGTGGCTGTCGGCGCTGCTGCGCTCGACGGGCTGGGCCGTGGTGTAGTGCTGGCGGTGGGCGGTGCTGTGCGCGGCGCTCATGGCTTGAGCCTCCCGAGCTGGTCGAGCAAGACCACGATGAAGCCAGCGCCGCAGATGGCCCCGGTGAAGATGCCGCCCCACCAGCCGGCCAGGAAGGCACTGCGCGGGGTTTCGTTGATCTCGGGAAGTGCTTCTGGCGCTGGCAGGCGCGGTGTGCGCGTGTGGGCGATGGTGAGCATGTTCACAGCGGCGCCTCTTCGGTTTGAGCCAGTTGCTGGCGGGCGTGCTGCGCGATCTGGGTGCGCGTCCACGGCACGGGGCCGGTGCTGGGCGGGAATGGCCAGGGCTGGGCCGGCGCTTGGGTTTTTGTGGTGCTCATGCGGCAACCTCGTCGGCTGGGGAGGCTGCCCATTTGGCATAGGTCTTTTGAAGCTTGATGGCGTCCGCATGGTTGGCTGCCAGGGTGAGGGCGCTGGCCAGCGTGCGGGCTTCGTCCGGGCTCAGGGACTCATGAATGGATGCTGCGCCGCAGGTAAGGGCAATGGTGACGTCGTGGTCGTCGTGCTCTCTTTCAAAAACGCAGACTCGGTGTTCGACGCGGTAGAAGCCCAGCGGAGCGCTGTGGCTCGTGCTGCCGTCTGCATCTGTGTGGCGGATGAAGTGGGTCCGGTCTTCGCTGGGTTGCGCGACCGCTTCGGTGCGGGTGTCTTGCTGTGCCATCTGGCCCTCCGTTGTGTTGATGCCCTCCACAGACGGCTGGGCTGCCGCTTTCGTGCCTTCGAGTGAAGTGTCCTGTAGTGACGTTGCTAATTTAGTTGAAAGCTAAATTGCAGTCAAGCTAATAGCTAAACATCGGAGCAAATTTTTTTGCATCTACAGCCAAAAGGCGAAAAAAAACCGCCTAGGTGGCGGTTTGTTGTGGGTGGCGAGAGCTGGTTTTAGCCGGCGGCCCATTCGGCCACGTCCTCGGCCAGAGAAGATTCGCGGTCCTGAATGCCCACCTGAAGTCCAAGCTTGCTCAGGCGCCAGTCGAGCTGATCCAGGCCATTTTCAATGTCCTGGCTCTGCTTGGCGCTCAGGCCGCTCTCGGTGGTGGGGCGAAGCAAGAAAAGACCGGCGCGCCCGGTCTTTTGCGTGACCGACATGTAGGTCTCCACCATGTTGGCCGCCTTCAGAAGCTCCAACTGCACGCGCTCGCTGCTGGCATACCAGCCGCTGGCCACAATGCCTGCCGCGTTGTGGCGCATCAGGTTCACGGCGCCGATGTGGCGGTCGTCGCCAAACCGGTCGGTGCGGATGAGCTCGTTGGCTGGCAGCCCCATCTTCTGTTTCACGGCGTTGAGTACATCTTCCACCACATCGGACGCTGACCGGCTCTTGAAGCGCGGTGACCGGGCCAGGTCGGGCCTGGGCTCCATGGGAATCTCGGCCTCATTGAGCGCCGTCTCCATGGCGGCCCTTGCTGATGTGTCGGCCACGTAACCCACGGGCTCCAGCTCCAGGCCGGGCGGCAGGGCTTCGGTGGTGATGGGTGCGCGGTCGTGTCGCGCGGCGCCCAGGCGCTGCCGGCCTTCGGCCAGGATGGCGTCAACCATCTCGCGCACCGCCGGGTCGACGTACACGCATTCAAACTTGTCGGTTCCGGTGATGAAGCGGAAGTCGCACAGGCCGCGCTCGTCCAGCACGGCCAGGCCAACCACAAACTTTTGAGCGCTGAACACGCTGGGCTGCAGCCACAAGCGGGCCCATGTGCCCCGCCACGCGGGCGCCGAGCCCGTTGGCGATGGAGATTTCAAGACATCCAGGAGGTTCATATCACGAGGCCATAGCGGCGTTTCATGCAGTCCTCGGAGGCGCGATAAGACAGGAAGGATAGCAAATGCAACGCGGCCTGTGGGCCAAAATTTAACTCGGCATGGTCGCTCAGTGTTCGTTGGCAGTCTGACAGTGCCTTCGGGTGGCTGGTCTCACTGATGTGAAACAGATCGTTGCAGGCGCTGGATGCGGCCTTCTGCACAGCTTTTTCTTTGCTGCCGGCCGCTTTTTGGATGAAATTGAGCAGCACGGTTCCGGCAATGGGTTTGCCGTCTGCCCCCAGGGTTTCGTCCAGGTGTCTGGCATGAACGAACGGCCAGGGCTCATTGAAGGCGGATTTTTCATGATCAATGGCCACTAGGCCGCCTGTGGAAGATCGCCACATCAGCAGGTTGGCTGCAATGCGGTCGCAGTTCCCTAGCCAGGCGTCCATGGCCGCGAGCCTTCGGCCATCTGGCGTGGTGAGCACCTGTCTATCCCATTTGGCTCCCATGGCCTGCTGCACGTTGCTCGCCGGCTCCACCGCGCTGGTGCACCAGAGCACCATCGGGGCGCTTCCCAGGTGCGCGGCCTGGTTCAGTTCGGGGCCGTGCCCGGTGGTGATGTCGGCTGCCGTTCCCACCAGCAGCGCGGCGCGTGGCGCTGTCTTGACGCCCAGGTGCTGAGCCAGCGTCCATGAAAAATACTCGTTGAACCAGCCACGGTCGTTCATCGGGAAAAACTTGACCACCGCCCGTTCGCTTTTGGTGGGGTTGGCTGCATCCATGCGAATGCTGGCCACATGGGTGGTCGGGTTCATGCCATGCCTGGCCTGGAGCTGGGAGCCGAGTGGCCCGATATAGCGGCTGTAAGCGTCTTTAAGCTTGGCAGGTTGGACCGTGGCTGGCATGGGTTAAGTGGGTGACAGTTTTTCTCTGGCCAGCAGCGTTTGCAGCATGCCGGCCACCTCCTCGCGGCTCATTCTTTTGTCTCTGACCATCCGGCTCAAAACGGCGGAAATTTGATCAATTTCTGGTATTGGCGGGATCGAATCCGGATTCCTGTCAAGCCACCCGAGCGGAAGCTTGTATCGATCTTCCACTTCAGTGGCTTTGTTGTTGCTGATTGGCTTCCCGCCTTTCACTTGACTCCAGTTCGACGGCGACTTGAAGCATGCAAGTGGCATGTCTGGGTGCTCTTTTGCCAGTCGAGCCAGATTTGCGGCTCGGATCAGGTCTCTTTGGTTGGCCATAAGAGCAATTTAGCGGGTTGCTTCAGTCAATGTTTAGTTGCGTGCTTGATAGAAATTTAGTCATGAGCTAAACTCACTGCCCATGGACCTCAAAAGTTACCTATCCACTCTCCCGCGCGGGTCGCACGGCGAGTTCGCCATCAAGGTGGGCATCGACCGTGTGTACCTCTCGCAGATTGCCTCGCGCCGGCAAGGGGAGCGCAGCTTTGTCCCAAGCCCTGCCCTGGCGGTCCGCATCGAGCAGGCCACTGACGCCAATGTGACCCGCAAAGACTTGCGCCCAGACGACTGGCGCGAGATCTGGCCAGAGCTTGCCGTCGATACCGGCACCGCCGAGCAGGGGGCCGCGAATGCGTAGGCCAGCCGTGAAGCCTTCCCAGCGCACGGCGCAGCGCAAGGCCATGGCAGACCATCGCGCCCGTGAGTCGGTCAGCCCGAACGGGATTTCTCTGGATGACCGCCGGATGGGCCGGTTCAACCTGCGGGCGGCATTTTCTGCTGGGCAATCCAGATGAGATCGGCGATGCACTGCTGGACCAGGTCCCTCGTTTCGTCGGTGACCATCTCGTCGTTCAGGTGCTGGACTAGGCCGGCCTCTGCGGCTCTGCGCAGCTCGGCCGCGGCTTTGGCTGGATCTTGGTGGGAGCTGATCAGCGCGCCTATCGCCAGTTCTTGTGCGTTGACTCTGGCCAGCGTAAGGCGCGCGAGTTGTTCCAGCTTTTTCAGCCGATTTTCTGTGTTCATGGGCCGGTCCTTCCTGTTCGGTGGGTTGTGTGAGAACTCTCATCGTATCGGGCTGGATCGGCCCGCCCGTTTTCATGAGGTTGAGGCTGGTGGTGTGGTTCGTTTCCATGCCGCCAGTCTCTTTTTTTGCCTGTTCGCGGTCATTACGAACGACCACGAATTTTTCGCAACGCTTCGTAGGGGGTTCGCATGGACTCGATAAATGACGCGCTGATCGCGCTGGTGAAGGCCCTCGGTGGCTCCAAGGTGGTGGGCCCGATGCTGTGGCCTGAGAAGATGGCCGACGCGGCCCAGCGCCTGCTGCTGGACTGCCTGAACCCGGACCGCCCGGCCCACCTGACGCCTGAGCAGATGGCTCTGCTGATGCGCAAGGCGCGCCAGGCGGGCTATCACGCAGCGGCTGAGTGGCTGATGCACGACCTGGGCTATGCGGCCCCGGTGCCAGTGGAGCCGCGCGACGAGGCGGCCGATCTGCAACGCCAGTTCATCGCGGCCACGGCCCAGATGGCTCAGATGATGTCGCGCATGCAGGCGCTGCAGGACGCGCAGACCGCTGGTGTGCGGGCTTCTGTGAGGGCTGTGGCATGAGGCGCGTTGCCCTGTTCATCTACCGCTGCGTCACCCTGCGCTCAGTGTCACTGGCACGCTGGGTGGACGCCTACGAGAACCACAACACAGGCCGCGCCCAATGAGCATCAGCCTCGCTATCGAAGACATCAGCGCTGCCCAGCTCGAGCAGCGCATCAAGGCCAAAGGCGACGAGGCCATGTTCCTGGCAGTGGAGCGCGACAGCCTTGGTGCCCGCCGCTGCTACGTGGAGCTGGCCGCCCTGATCGCGCAGCGCACACCCGAGACGGTGGCGCACATGGAACGCGAGCGGGGCCTTCGTTGATGCAGGGCCACCCCAACTCCCCAGCGGTTGAAGAAGGCGCGCGCAGCGCTTCGGTGTTCACCTGCACCACTTCGGCGGTGAACGGGACACCCCCCGGGTCTGGGTCCTCCCCCCACATCGCCCATGCGGGTAATTCGCTCCCCGTTGGGTGTGTAGATAGTCAGGGTGCAGCATAGTGAACTGGACAAATTACGATGATGTGCTCGCCCAGATGCAGAGCATCGGCCTGGTGGTCGACAGCCTGGATGTGGGGCGCCTGCGCCGCTGCAAGGTGGAAGGCGAGAAAGAGCGCAAGGGCTGGTACAGCCTGCACGAGCTCACACTGGACGGCGGCGACTGTGTGCTGGTCGGGTCCTACGGGATCTGGCAGGGCCCGAACCAGAACGCACAGAAGGTCGAGCTCAAGCGCAACACGCTGAGCGCCGACCAGCGCGCCGCGCTCAAGGCCCGCATCGCTGCCGACATGAAGGCGGCCGAAGCGCGCCGCCGCGGTGAAGCCAGCCGGGCCGCGCTGCGTGCGCAGAAGGTCTGGGAGCTCTGCGACAAAGACGGTGACGCCGCCTACCTGCACCGCAAGGGTGTGCGCGGTCATGGTGTTCGCTACTCGCCAAAGGGCGCGGTGGTCATCCCCATGCTGGACACCAGCAGCCGCGTGCACGGCCTGCAGTTCATCCACGCCGAGAAACGCAACGGCCGAGACAAGGACTTCTGGCCCGCCGGCATGGCCAAGACCGGCCATTTCTTCCACTTGGGCCCGGCGCCCAAGGGCGTGCTGCTGGTCTGCGAAGGCTACGCCACGGGCGCCAGCCTGTTCGAGGCCTACGGTGAACCGGTGGCCGTGGCCTTCGACGCCGGCAACCTGATGCCCGTGGCCCAGGCGCTGGCCAAACGGTACAAGGGCGTGCAGATCCTGGTGTGCGCCGACGACGACTACCTGACCGAAGGCAACCCCGGCATCAGCCGCGCCGAAGCCGCCGCGCTGGCAGTGGGTGGCGCGTGGATGGCTCCGGTGTTCGCCAAAGACCGGGCCGGCCAGAAGATCACCGACTTCAACGACCTGCACGCCATCGAAGGCCTGCATGTTGTGCGCGCCCAGGTGGAAACCAAGCTCCGGCAAATGGGCTGGCTCGCGCAAGCCGCGCGGCCGGTCGTCAGCAGCCAGGGGGGCGGGGAAGCCTCCGAGGAAGACGACAGCCTGCGCCCGATTGAATCAGTCGACGAGCTGCTCGAGCGCTTCAGCCTGGTCTATGAGATCAGCGAGACCGTGTTCGACAGCCAGGAACACAAGCTCGTGCCGCTCTCCAGCATGCGCAACCTGTGCACCAGCCGCATGACGCACCGCTCGTGGATGGAGTCCAACCAGAAGGCCATCGTGCGTGTGAACGAGGTCGGCTTCGACCCCGCCGAGACCGACGAAAAGGTCAAGTGCAACCTGTGGGGCGGCTGGCCGACAAAGCCCAAGGCGGGCGACTGCAGCACCCTGCTCGAGCTCTTCTATTACCTGTGCAGCGCTGAATCGGACCCCGAGGCCGTTTACCGCTGGGTCATGTGCTGGCTGGCCTACCCGATCCAGTACCCCGGCACCAAAATGAAAAGCGCCCTGGTGTTCCACGGCCCGCAGGGCACCGGCAAGAGCATCGCCTTCGAGGCCGTGCTCGCCATCTACGGTGAATACGGCCGGGTCATTGACCAGTCCGCCGTCGAAGACAAGTTCAACGACTGGGCCAGCCGCAAGCTGCTACTGGTGGCTGACGAGGTGGTGGCCCGGCAAGAACTGTTCCACATCAAGAACAAGCTCAAGGGCCTGATCACCGGCGACACCATCCGCATCAACCCGAAGAACGTGGGCGCCTACGAGGAAAAGAACCACGTCAACATGATCTTTCTGTCCAACGAGATCATGCCCGCCGTGCTCGAGCGCGACGACCGCCGGCACATGGTCGTGTGGACCCCGGAAAAGATGGACCCGAAGTTCTACGAGACCATCAAGATCGAGATCGACAACGGCGGCATCGAAGCCCTGCACGACCACCTGCTGAACTACCCCCTGGGCGACTTCAAGCCCTGGTCGCAGCCGCCCATGACAAAGGCCAAGGCCGACCTGATCGACGCCGGCCTGGGCAGCTCCGAGCGCTTCGTCAACGAATGGCAGGCCCGCATGATGCCGCTGCCTGTGGTGCCGTGCCGCACCGAGGACCTTTACGACGCCTTCCGCCACTGGTGCCACCGCAACGGCGCCAAGGGCCCGCAGCTCGCCATGTTCGTGGCCGAAGCCACCAAGCGCCTGAAGGGCAGCAAAGAGCGCCGCCGCCACTACGTCGGCGACAGCGACAGCCAGGTCACCCGGCAGTCAACCATCGTCTTCCCGCCCGACGCCGAGCTCGGCATGGACATGCACAAGCTCAGCGAACACACCAACAACTTCGCCCGCAGCCTCCAGCTCTGGCGGCGTGAAGACGGCCAGGGGGCCATGCAATGACGCCAATTCGCCTGTTTTCTGACAATCTGTGCAGGGTGTGCAGGGTGCTGTGCAGGGTGCCCTGCACGCCGCAACGCGAGCAACGGCGCGGGTTTGCGCCATCTGTGCAGGGTGTGCATGCCCCTACGTGCGGCCGCGCGGGTAAATGTGTGTGCAGCGTGCGGGCCGTCATCGCCGCGGCAAATACGCGCGCACGTAGTAAATACCCTGCACACCCTGCACAGAGTAATAAAGTCGTTTTGAATCAAAGACTTAAGGCGTGCAGGGTAGTAGAAACCCTTATGCACGGCACCCTGCACACCCTGCACACGGCTGGTTTTGGGGGTGTTCATGGCTGATCGCACCATCGCCTGCACGCCAGAAAACGCCGCCCAGATGCAGCGCGTGGTCAAAGCCTGGCCCGAACTGCACGACCTGGTGCAAAGCCTGCAAGCGCAAGACCTGTTCCCCGGCTTGCGCGCCGTCCGAATCACGCTCACGGGAAGCGCAGAGCACTGCGCCAAGGGCTTGGGTGCGTTGCTGCCTGAAAACTCGCCAGAGGGCCTTAAAACCAAAACAGGGGACCAGCCATGAGCGCCGCCGGCATGACCCAGGCCGAATACGCCGCCCACCGCGGCGTTCGACCCAGCTACATCACCAAGCTCAAGCAAGAGGGCCGCCTCGTGATGACGGATGACGGCCGCGTCGACGCCGACGCCAGCGATGCCCGCATCGGTAACACCTCAGACCCTGGCCGAGACGACGTGGCCGACCGTCACCAGGCCAACCGATCGGGCGTGCAATCCGCACCAGATGGCGTCGGCAACAGCTACCAAGCCGCTCGCGCCGTCAAAGAGCGGTTCCTTGCCCTGGAGGCCAAGCGCTCCTACGAGCAGGCCATGGGCTTGCTGCGCGACGGCCGCGAGGTCGAGTCCATCGTCGCCGCGGCCATGACCGAACTGCGCCAGCGCCTCGAGTCCATGGCCGGGACCATGGCCCCGGAACTCGCCGCCATGACCGACGAGGGCCGCGTGCGCGCCTACCTGCGCGACGAGATCAGCCACGCCCTCGAGTCCGCATCCCACAACTTCGGCCGCCTGGCCGCCCAACAGAGCAACCTCAAACCATGACGCACCTGCCCGACCAGATCGAACACCTGCCCACCGAGACGCTGATCCCTTACGCCCGCAACAGCCGGACCCACAGCCCGGAGCAGGTCGACGCGGTGGCCTCCAGCATCCGAGAGTTCGGCTTCACCAACCCCGTGCTCATCGACAGCAACAACACCATCATCGCCGGCCACGGCCGCGTCATGGCCGCGCAGAAGCTCGGTCTGTCCGCCGTCCCATGCATCCGTCTGGCTCACCTGAGCGACACCCAGCGCCGCGCCTACGTCATTGCCGACAACAAGCTGGCCGAGCAGGCCGGTTGGAACTTGTCCGTCCTGCGCAGGGAGGTCGAGGATCTGATGGCCGAGTCCTTTGATCTGGATCTGCTTGGTTTCGATGATGAAGAGCTCAAAGAAATGATGGGTGATAGTGGCCTCAATGGGGGCGCTGGAAATTCCGACCCGGATGACGCTCCGCCATTGCCGAAAAAGGCAACCTCGAAGGACGGAGATATTTGGGCGCTGGGTTTACATCGGGTTGTGTGTGGCGACTCAACAGACGCATCGAACCTGGCGCGCTTGATGGCTGGAGGTCAGGCTGATATGTGTTGGACCGACCCGCCGTACAACGTGGCCTATGAGACGCAGGCCGGAAAAATCGCCAACGACGACCTCGGAGACTCCGAGTTCAAAGCCTTTCTTCTGAAGTTGTTTTCAGCGGCCATCGCTGTGATGAAGCCGGGGGGGGCCATCTATGTGGCTCACGCAGATACCGAAGGTTTGAATTTCAGATCAGCATTCGCCGAGGCCGGCTTCAAGCTCAGCGGATGTCTGATCTGGCGCAAGGAATCTCTGGTGCTCGGCCGCTCCGACTACCAGTGGCAGCACGAACCGATCCTGTACGGGTGGAAGCCTGGTGCTGCCCACCGCTGGTTCGGTGGGAGAAAGCAGACAACGGTGACAGACTACGCCAGTGACGGATCTGTTTTCCGTCAGCGCGTCGATGGCAAGTACGAGATCAGCCTTGGCGACCGCGTGCTTCTGGTCGATGGGGACGTCCATGTCGAAGAGCTTTTACCTTCTGTGTTCCTGGAGGCGAAGCCGAAGCGATCAGAAGGTCACCCGACCATGAAGCCGGTTGCGTTGATCGAGCGAATGCTCAGAAACAACGCAAAAAATGGGAACGTCATCCTTGATGTGTGCGGTGGTAGTGGGAGCACGCTCATGGCCTGTGAGACATTGGGAATGCGGGGACGGCTGTCTGAGTTATCGCCGGCCTACGTCGACGTCATCGTCAACCGCTGGCAAGACTTCACCGGCAAGCAGGCCACGCTCGAGTCAAGCGGGCAGACGTTTGAAGAAGTCGCCGCACAGCGTCTGGGCGTGGAGGCCTGACCGCCATGTCAACCGCGGCCGTCAGCGCCACCAGGCCGCCCAGTGCGGCGCCTGGCATCTACGCAGCCATGGCGCGCGCCCTGGCGCCCAGAAAGCCGCTCTCCGTCAGCGAATGGGCCGACACCAATCGTCGTCTGTCAAGCAAGGGCAGCGCGCTCGCTGGCCGCTGGGTCACATCCCGCAACCCGCCACTGGGTGAACCCATGGATTGCATGAGCACCCGAAGCCCGATCCGCGAGGTGGTGCTCAAGTTCCCCATCCAGTTCGGCAAGACCGAGGTCGCCATCAACTGCCTGGGGTACTGCATGGACCACGACCCAGGCCCTGTCATGGTCTGCCTGCCGGGCGAGGTGTCCATGAACAAATGGGTGGCTCAAAAGCTCAACCCGATGATCGAAGAGACCGAGGTCGTGCGCGAAGCGCTGACCAGCATGTCCAGCCGAGACTCGTCAAACACCCGCACCTTCAAAGACTTTGCAGGCGGGCAGCTCTACATCGAACACGCCGGCAGCCCGCAGCGCCTAAAGTCCACCACCGTGCGCACCCTGCTCGTGGACGAGGTGGACGAATTCTCTGCCAGCCTCAACACCGGCGACGACCCGGTAGAAATGCTCAACGGCCGCACCAGCGCGTTCCCTGGCACCTACAAGCGCCTCTACATCAGCACGCCCGGCATCAAAGGCATCAGCCGCATCGACGCCCTCTACGAAAAAGGCGACCAGCGCCGCTACCACGTCCCCTGCCCACACTGCGCCGCCGAGCAGCCGCTCGAGTGGGGCGGCCTGCGCTGGGGCCCGCGGGTTGACGGCATCGTCACCGGCGTGGCCTACATCTGCCGAGAGTGTGGCGCCGTCATTGACGAACACCACAAGCCCGCCATGATCGCCTCCGGCCGCTGGGTGGCTGAAAACCCCAGCGCCCGCACCCGCAGCTACCACATCAACGCCCTCTACTACCAGATCGGACTGGGCCCCCGCTGGGCCGACCTCGTTGAAATGTGGCTTGACGCCCAGGGTGACCCGGCCAAGCTCAAGACCTTTGTGAACGACCGTCTGGCCGAAAGCTGGGAAGACCCGGCCATGCGCAACATCCGGCACAACGCCATTGCCGAGCGCGCCGAGTCCTACCCGCTCCGCACCGCCCCCGAAGGCGTGCTTGTGGTCACCGCCGGAGTCGACACACAAGACAACCGGCTCGCCGTACACATCGTCGGCTGGGGTCCGAGGCCTGGCGGCAGCAGCCTGGCATTCTGGACGCTGGACTACGTCGAGCTAATGGGAGACCCCGCAGACGGCGCCGTCTGGACCGCCCTCACTGATCTGCTCAATACGCCCATCCAGCACGCCAGCGGCGCCACGCTGCGCGTTGAGGCCTACGCAAACGACATGGGCGGCCACCGCACCGAGGCCGTCAAAGACTTTGTGCGCCAGCGCCGCGTCAAGCGACCAATGGCCATATTCGGTGCCACTTCAAACAACGCCCCCGTGCTCGGAAAACCAAAGCCTTCCGATGTCACATGGAGAGGCCAGACAGACAAGCACGGCGTGATCACATACCAGGTCGGCACCGTCAACGCCAAGCACTGGCTGTACGGGCTGCTAAGCACCGACGCAGACAAGGGCCCAGAAGAGCGTGCCACCCATTTCACAGACCAGCTGCCGCCTGAGTTCTTTGCTGGCCTTGTCAGCGAAACCTACAACCCGGCAAAAAACAGGTTTGACAAGAAGCGTGGCGCCCGCAACGAACCGCTCGACACCTGGGTGTACGCCTTCGCCGCAGCCCACCACCCAGAGCTTCGGCTGAACCGCAAAACAAAAAGCGATTGGGACGCCATTGCATCCAGGCTGAGCGCCACCGCTGCAGATCTGCGTGGAGAAAAAACGGCGCCCGTTGAAGCAAGAGCCACCGCCTCCCCCCAAGCCACCCCATCAACCCTTATTCAGATCCCGCCCGGAACCGGCGTCCAGCCCCCTGCGGCCAGCGCGGCGCTGAGGTCGGCGACGCAGGCGTCCAGCACCGCCTGATCGGTGGAGCGAACCA